ATTAACTTCCAACCGTAATAGTTCCAGCGGCTGCACCAACAGCTGCTGAGATAGTTCTTACTGCGTTTCCGCCACCTATAGCATCCACTATTGTTGCACCATTCAAGTTAATTGATTGAGCCGCAATTGATATAACATCATTTGCGTTAACATTAGCGTTTGTAGCAGTTCCAGAAAAAGAAAGTGTATCTCTAGTTCCAGCACCACCGTCCATCGTTAAAGTAATTGAGGATGCTCCTCCACTACCTGCTTGGTTATTAGAAACATACATTAGAGGCGAACCACCTGCAATTGTAACTTGTTCGTTAAAGTGAACCTCTACTACAATTGATGAACCACCTGCACCTGAAATAGTTTGTCCAGTTGCAAAGTTCACAGCGTCAATAGTTGCTTGTCCTAATGCTGTTGCTAAATTACCAATAGCGACTAATACTTCTGGAGTTGCGTTTGCGTTATCGTTTCCTGACGCTTTTGTGCCTGCCTCTTGCACCCAACCCATATTATTAGCATAAACTTCTTTTTTCTGCTCCGTGGTTAGGTTTTTAGGTTTGCTCTCGTCATTTGTGTCTGCTCCCCATAGTCCCATAATAGTCTCTCCTTATAAATTAATTTTTAAGCTTAAAGATTAAATTAATCTTAATACTATTTATAACTATTTGAAGCCTAGTTTTTTGAGTTGTGCGATTGTGTTAGAAGTTGAGGTATGTTGTATTCCTATACCACCTCTTGCTTTGAATTGTGATATATTCTTTGCGTAATCATCAATTAGTATCGTAGGCATACCACCTACTTTAGCAAAGTTTTGTTTCTCTTTTCTTTTTACTAGATTAACCTTACTACCAGACATACCTAATCTAGTTCTAGCCCATTTACTTTTACCTGGAATACAATTAGGGTCAGTTGTCTGTTCTACATAAGCAGATAAAATATGTGGATCATATTTTCTTATAAACGACCATAGTCTTTGACCACCTGGCGCCCAAGGTAATGTAGACCAGAAGTTTTTAGTCTGCATTATTGGTTTCCACTTATCTCTTATTGTTTTGAATTTTTTGTTAGGTTCTTTTGCCCATTGTGATAAAGGCATACCAACTGCTTTTTCAGCAGCCTGTTCAAAGTTACATAGAACACCGTCCATATCACAATAAATTCTAGGTAACTTGCTATTATTCTGTCTAAACTCTTGTAATTTTATATCTTGTTTTAACTCTTTAAATTTCATAGTGTTTTCTTTCTCTCATTATGTCTCATCATAACACAATCCAGAGCTAAAGTCAAGCAAAAAATTATACTTGATAGTCTATTTTTGGAGTAACATCAACCTTATTTGACTTTGTACCGTTTTCGGTTTTAGGTTTTTCAGGTGCTTTAGTTTTGATATCTAAAGGATCCTTCGTCATTTGTTGAGACTTTGGTAACACCGAATCACCTGTCATATCTTCTTTCTTTGCTCTTAATTTTGCAAGGTCAGAACCGTCAATTTTACCGTTTTTGTTTAAGTCTAGTTTCTTTTGTTTAGGTGATAAACTTGAAGCCTCTAATACAGCGGCCTCTAAAGAACCAGGTTTTGTTTCAAAATATTTCTTTTTCATATTACTTTCCTTTTACTTTTGCTGCTAGGTCTTTATCTGCACCACCCCAAGTACCACTTGATTTAGTAACAAAACTATTTACTCTAGCAAATGCCCATTGATGTTGACTTGCGCCAGGTCTATGACCACCTTTCCACGCCGCCATACCTCTATCGTATACTTTCTTTAATATACCATAAGGCATTCCAGATTTATCTGCTTTCTTTCTTAAACCTGCAATCTCTTCGTATTTCATTTTAGCAGGATGTTTTGAGTTTTCTATTTTCATTTTCTTTTTTACCATATTAGTAGCCGTGCCATATCTTACTGCGTCACCTTTTTCTTTACCATATCTATCTCTAAATGATTTCTTCGGTAACTCATCAGCCATTTTATGCACTTTTTTAATTTGACTTTTTGTTAAATCTGCTTCTCCCATTTCTGTATCGTAATCATCTGCTTCTTTGTCAGTTTGACCACCATCTTTTGCACTTCCTGGTCTCTTACCAGCGCCAGGTTTCATATAAGATTTTTTGTGACCTGTTTTATATGTACCTCTTTTATCTCCGTGTTGTGGTCCAGAACCTGGTCCACCTTCTTCGATATCTTTTTCAACATCACTTTTTAACATCTTTTTAGCAAGTTCTTTATTTGGTCCTTTAAGTGCTTTCTTTTTCAACATATCGTAATATCTTATCATATCTTTTGCTCTTTGTAATCTTTTTTCTTTATCTTTTTTAGAGTTTTCAACTATTGTTTCTTCTTTTACAGCCTTCTCTAAATCTTTTGCTTGTTTATCGTGTGCCGTTACAGACTTTTTAAGTTGTTTGATAATAGGTTTAATTGTCTTCTCATCATCTTTATTTAAGTCTTCTTTTTTTATTTCTGGTTTTTCAGTTTCTTTTTTTTCTTTATCTCTTAAAAGTTTTTGTGCTAAACCAACTGCTAAAGGTACTTCGCCTGTATCAGGATTAGGTTCTGGTTTAATTGCTTTATTTTTTTCGTTTTCTAATTTTTGTTTTAGAATATTAATTTGACCTTGAGCAGCGATTAGTTGTTTTTCTAATGTGTCTTGGTCTTTTTCTTTATCTAGTTTAATCTTTAATTCTTTTTCTTTTTCACTATCACCTTTTTTTACATTATCTTTTGTAATATCTGATTCTTGTACACTACCAAATATTCTTCTGTATGGGTCTCTAGCATACAAATGACCACCGTGTGTATCAAATCTACCTTTTAATTTACTCATAAAGTTTTTATCCGTTACATTACCTCTAACACCTTTTGCAGGTGCATTTACTCCAGCAGGTTTAAATAAGTCACCTGTTTGTTTGTCTATGAAAGCGTGTATACTTCTCTTCTGTCCGTTTTCTGTATCGTGTATCTTAATATATTTAGGACCTACACTCTTCATATAATCTCTTTTTTGTTTAGCGTATAAGTCTTTGAAACGAGGATGATTTTTAATTCTATCTTGTCCTATTTTAATATAATCATCAACACCTTTCATTACACTAGAGTTCTCTTGTATGTTTTCTTCTTTAGTGATAACTCTTATATCATCACCATACTTAGCCATAACTTGTTTGTGTATGTTCTCAACATCTTTTGCACTATCGATTCTAACTTCTGAACCATCTGAATTTGCTTCTCCACCACCAGTTTTACCTTTAAACATATTAGCAACTGCTCTTGCCTGTGATGAGTTCTTACACATATACTCAATGTATTCTGCGTATTCTTTTAATTCTGTTTCTTCTTTTAATCTTACATAAAATCTATTATTAAATGGCGATTGATAGCCGTCTGCTTTTTTACCTTTGTTTTGTTGCATATAAGCACTAGCAGCATTTCTTGCCATTGTCATATTAGGAAAAACTTTATCTAAAACTTTTGTACCATTTCTTAATTTCATAGTCTCTTCTTTAGTAGGTTTTAGACCTTGTTTTTTTAATCTGTCTATGTCTGCTTCTGACGGAGCGTTCTCGTTCTTATCTTTCTGAATATTTTTAGATGATTGGTCACTAGTATGTGTTTCAGTAATTTGTTCCCAAGACATTTGTTCAAACGCTGATAACTTAATACCTTTAGGTACTTGAATACCTTTTTTAATCATACGAGTTAATGCCATAGTTGATAAGAAAGGAATATCTGCTTTGTAAAGTTTAGGAAGTTGTGTGTTAGAAATCTTATCAAAGATGTTTCTTAATTGATTAGCTCTTGCAAGTGAAATTTTTGCACCTTTAAGACCTGAATATTCTTTTTTAAGTTGTGTAATTTGTTGGTCTGTAAACTCCCATAACATTTCTTCAGGTAAATCTTCTTCGCCTAATATTGATTTAACCGTAGCAACAGGAAGTTTCATCTTCTTTGCTATCTCTTCTGGAGTTTTACCTGCGTCAAACATAGTCGCAATAGTTTTCATTCTGCCTTCGTCTAATGTAATATCATTAGCCCACACTTCGGCAATTGCGTCTCTCATTGTTTTTGCGTATCTAGTTTTCATTTTGTTTCCTTGTATTCCTTAATTTCTATAATAAGTCTTCCTTCACCTTTTATCAACCTATGATAAACCATTCTAGGTATCTTATAAGTGTTACCAATTTTTAAAGTTTCTGGTAACTGATTATCAAGTTGTAGTTTCCAATTAACACCAGAAACTATTTTAATCTTTCTATTTTCATAGTCTCTATGCCAAATCAGTTCCTCTATCGAAACTTCTTTGTCAAATACTCTTTGCCATATTCCGTTATTTTTAAATTCGGAATATGGTTTACCAAAAGAAGTTTCCACCATTACCAAGTCCTAAACTTTTTGCATATCGAGGTAAGTTACACGCCCAATATGAAGCCTTCGTTTTGTCTTTTTGCTGGTCACATCTATGTCGAGCAGCAAAGGACTTTCTTGCCTCGGGATCATTTAACTTGACTTTTAATCCAGTTGTGTCTCCCCAAGTAACCTTTTTAATTTTATCACCGTCTTTTACAAAGACATAAAACTTTTTAGGTCCACCTCTTTTAGGTTTATTCAGAGGAGGGTTCTTTTTTTCCTCTTCTGCAATCGGTATATCTAATGGCACTTTTTCGCCTTCGTATATACCGTGTTCACCTATGTCAGTTTCTAATAGTTGTTTATCAAAATCACTTTCAACTATTAGAGAACCTTCTCTATACATTTCTCTTGCCTCGTTAAACAAGGCATAAAACTCTTGGCTGTGTGTACGATATATGTTGTTTGCAAGAGGTATACTATTTTCAATATGATACTGCAATGAAGCAGTTATCTTTGTTGCATAATCTTTAAATCTTAGCATACTCTTTAAAAGATTGTACTTTCAATCTTTCCTCCATCTTTCTCACAGCTTCGTCAATCTCTTTTTGATACTCTTCTCCGTATCGTTTCTTATATTTATCAATAGTCTCACTTGAAGTAGCCCATTCTTTTATATCATTTGTGGTAATCTTCTCATCTGCTTGTTCAGCACGCTTTTTACTATCAACTGGTGGCTCACTTGGTGTCTCTCCAGGTGTAATATCCTTTGCGTGATTAGCGTAATCTTTACCTATTTCGTAACTATCTCCAAACATTTGTTTATACTTTTTAGTATGTTTTGAAGGTTTTGTCTTTGCGTCTTTATCGCCTGGAGCTGCCTTATAATCGTCATCATCATCTGATTTTTTATAACCTGATTGTTTTTTGAAAAAGTTTGCTCTCTTATCTTTTGTACCTTTTTTAAGGTCTTTATAGTATTTTTTAGGTTGTGTACCATCTTTAGATTTAACATCTTTATCTTGTGGTACTTTTCTCATATCTTCTTGTAGTTTCATTTCTAGTTCCTTTTCAGAAATAGTCTCAAAACCAAAGTCTACATTTAAGTCGTGTTCGTGTACTCTTACTTCATCAATACTTACTTTAGGTAAGCAATCCCATATCCAACATTTGTGTAGATTAGAATTATTGTCTTCTAATACAATATAATTAGTTCCTCTTCTTATTACTTTACCAGAAACATCTTGTCTTTGGTCTTCAACTAAATCGTCTTTTTTAAATAATTGTTCTCTTATGTAAAGGTCTCTTATCTGCCATTGAGTAAAGTTTTCAATCGCAGCCATAGGTTTCATTGTACCTACACCGTGTGATGTATAGTTTGCTTGTATGTTCATACCTTTTCTAACTAGACCAAACAACTTCTGTTTATCTCTAAATGAAGATGGTAGTCCTTGTTGAAAAGATTTAAAATCGTCTTTAGCGGCTGCGTCTCGCATTTTACTTGCTGACATACCAGCTGCTCCTTCAGCGTCTGGATCTCTTTCGCCTGCACTTACGACATTGATTTTGTCAAACTCATAATCGGTACCTCTTGCCTTTACACCATTATACTTGTTAAGTAGTGTTTCAAATTCTCTTACTCTATCTGAACCAACTACCATTGTTACTTCGTTTGCTTTGCCATTTAGTTTATTGATAACTTCAATCGCTGTTCTCGCACCTGGTATTTGTTTTATCTTACTAGCATATCTAGGAAACATTGACTTCATAATTCTAACTTTGTCATCAACTTTTAATGGATTCTTTTTACTATCAAAAGAACCACTAGGTACTATAATAAAATCATTTGCACCTACACTCGCAACTTTATTAATAAGTTT